TAATATAGAAAGAGATAAACATTTCTTTATTAGATTGTTTATTCCTTTCTGAAGTAGGTAACCTCTAGCAATAGAGGTTATTTACTTAAATCAACAAACAAACCATCAAAGTTCTTTATTGCTTCTACACATTCGTTACCTAGGGCAATAAATATACTTGGTGCTTGTGATGATCCTTTTCCTTCTCCATTTAATAGAAATTTAACCCTTCCTTTTTTAAATAATATAGCATCAGCTTTGACAATCCAATCGTGAAACCATTTAGTATCACTACGATTAAATAATAAAGCTACACCATTACCATTATCTATAAATTTTTCTAGCCATAACCCCATTTCGTTTCTAGTGTATGGTGGATTAAGCCACACTCTACCAAACCATTCTTTTTCTAATCCATTATCTTCTTCGCTATACCAATGTTTAGTAGGTATATATCCTGGTTTAGTTTTTGGACACGCTGGATCTAAATCAAACTCTAGTCCTAATGTTTCAAATATTTCTGGTGGTGTCCACCACTCAACACTATCGCTATTACCTGTATGTTCTATAAATCCCTGTTTCATTTAACTATCTTATGAATCATCTGCCTAGATAATCCTGTCAAACTACCTAACTCTATCGCTGATAGTCCACCTACATATAAGTTCTTAATAGCTTTGTTTCGTATGTCTGTAAATTCTTTAGTCTGTGCTTCTGACACTACTAATTCTTTCATACTTTCTTCCAAGACTATAAGAAAAGTTTTCTTATCCTGTTCATCTGTTACTTCTGCTATTTCTTTTCTAGCTTGATTTAATAATTCTTGTTCGTTCATTTAATTCTCTCTTTCTTTATTCTTCTAACAATCCAACTAATTCTGCTTTACTATGTAATTGCATACACATAGAACATATACCATTAGTCATACTAATTGTTGGGTAACTTTCTTCACAACTATTACACTTCATTACTCACCTCCATCTACATAATCGTTAATATACCCTAGTGGTTTCCAACATTTAAGACAATAAAATCTATCTGTATCTCCATTTAGTTTTACTGTGCTGTCTATACCTGTTGGACTATGGTTACATTTCATTTTTCTTACACTTACAATGTCAACTTTATCTTCCTGTTTAGGTAGATCCCAAGTCATTATTTATTCCTCTCTAACTTTCGTGTTTACTTTGTATCAATGCGTATTCAGTAGGATTTTCGTAGTTAATGAGTTTATATTCTCCCATTAATTCTCCTTCTTGCACCATAGATATTATCCTATCAAATGCTTGATTACCTGTATCACTTGATACTAATAAAGTTATTTTTTCTACTTTAATAGCCATTATTTATTCCTTCCTTTCTTTATATGTTCTTTCCTATTAATATCCCTAGCATTACCAGGATTAGATACTGCAATACAATATCCATTATTGGTCTAACTTTCCTATAAATTCATCACAATAAATACACCATATAAATTCATTAGTGAATTGATTGATTTCGTGTAGTAATGGTTGATCACATTTCTTTTTACTCATTATTTATTCCTAACTTTCTTCACAAGCACCACATAAATCACTATGTCTATCTTTTACAACTTTAGATACTTCGTATGAGTCATTAGAGTTTTGATTTACCCAATTTCTAATCGCATAATGTCTTGCTTCCTCTACTGCTTCATCTTCAGTATTGCCAAAACCTATAACTGTAAAAGTAAAAGTTACCTCGTGTCTATGCTCGCATAATTTAACTTTCATTACTTTTCCTCCAATTTTACATTTACTGTGTAGAAATGTTCTACTGTCCAATGCTCGCGTAAGGACTTGTCTTGTATAGTTGTAGCTAAATTATAGTCCATTTCATCTAATTCAAACCTACCACTATTCTCAACCCACTCATTATGATTTTGGATTACTTCGGCTTCTGTGCCTACGCAATACTCTCCATCTTCGTAGCTTAAACGATATAGTTTAACTTTCATTATTTATTCCTTTTCTGTTCCAATAGTTTATATAAAACTATCAGCTCTTTTAACTGTTATTACCCAGCTTGTGCCTACAACTTCCTTACTTACTATCTCTAATCTTCTATTCCTACAAAACCTTTCGGCTTGATGACTAGAAGTAAAGATTCTCCAAGTGTTATTAAAGTTAATAACAAGTTGGCTACACTCTCTAGGTATCTCTATTGTTTCCATAATATAGAGTATAACCAACTTTACATATCTTGTACACCTTATTTACATATTATTTTTATGTTCTTCTATCCTGTTTTTTTATGTTCTTCTATCCTGTTTTATGCCTACATTTGCCTACATAATAGATAAAACCCAGTTAATCTTAGGGGATAAGATCAAACTGGGCTTATCTCTCTTATTGGTTATTATGAATAAGATTTTAAATAGTTTTCTATAAATTCTTCATCTAGTATTAAGGTTATTTCTTCACAACTCTTGCACCTGGTTACTGTGTCTATATGTTTCTTATATAGAATTAAATGTGTGTTTAATTTATTACAAAATACACATTTAAGCTGTAATATTTCGCCTATGTTCTTTAATCTCATTATTTACCCCTTTCTTTTGATATATATTGAATGGATAATATAAAATAAGTTAATACAAAACTTAGCCATAATATCCCCCAATCTGTTTCTATCCAAAAGTAATATATAAAATCTTCGTAGTGTTCTTCGTACATAATATTTATTCCTTTCTTATTCTTCCTGGCTCTTATACCTTATAAGCACCCAACAAGCACCGATTAGAGTGCTTGTAAGCTGTTTATATTAAATCATTCTTTAGACAATAATCTAAATAGCTTTCGTATTCATTTCTAATATGTTGTTCACTATATCCATAACCTTTTAAATTAGTTATAACTGTAAATAAATCATTACTATATTGAACTTCATAATTCGCACATTCTCGCCATATTATCTGCTTACTTGTATGATTTCTTTTATCTTTTTTTATTCCTTTTTTAATTATGTTTTCATATTTTTTAATATATTTTTTTACATTATTAACAGGAATATAAAAACCTAAACCCATATTCTTATATTCAATATTTTTGTTTCTTTGTTCCTCATACCTTTCAACACTAAAAGCATAAAACGCACCTAATTTTTTATTAAGTTTATCTAGCTTTTTCTCTATGTAATCGCTTAAATATTCCTTAGCGAATTTTTCTTTAGTTTTCACTTCTTTTAATGTTTCTTTATTCATTATTACCCCTCTCCTGATTAGAATGGCTTTTTTCTATATCAAGTATGTTTTCTATTACTTTTAATAATTCATTTTTGGTAAAGTGATTATTCTTATACCTCTGAATCGCTATTAAAATGCTTTCTTCTATATTCATTGTTTAACCTCCCTTTGAGTGCAACCACAATCGCACTCGGTTACATAGTAACTTTCTAATGGGTATTCCTTACCACCTTTAACCCAGCTTTTTAAAGCGTTAATATACTGTTCTTGACTAATATTCATTGTTTATCCTTTCTTAATAACCAATACTATTATTGTATAACATTGTTTACAGATATACAACAACTCTTATTAATTTATTTTATGTTAGGTAAGAAATACTTAGTGTCGTTATCTCTCAACATTCAAACACACCCACCCCACTTGATTAAATTTAAGTACCATATCTTTTCATACTGCCTTATTTCCTGGTTATTTCTAAAAACACTAATGATCTTGGGCTTAAAATATTTGTCGTATAATACCTATTATGTTGCGCAGATACCAAAGAAGTGCATAATTTAAACCTTGACACCCCTTTTTCTTAACGATAGACCTTACTTAATCTAAGGAAACTAGGATCAGAATAACAACTAAATACATACTATATATAGTGTACTTTTAAGGACATACTACATCTAGTACTACTACTATCACAGTAATACTGATTGCTATTGTTTACTTGTTTTAAAGTGTTCTTACACTCTTTACATTTCTTCAATAAGATCATCTTAATATAAAAGAAAAAAGAAAAGAATAATGGGGAATACTTCTTACCCTGTGTCATCCCTCCCAACCGATAACAAATCTGTTTATGACTTATTTTATATTATGAAGTAATAGGCTTTAACCCTAGTTATGATGGTCCAGCTAGTCCACTTTATTGATATTCTTAATAAGATATTTCTTTCCTAAGAGCTAGAAAAATATCCTGGTTGTTGTTGTAATACTATCATAGATTTACTAATATACAAGTTATAGAAAACAGCCCTGTTTGATATACAATACAATAGAAACCCTAGCTAGTCTAGGGCGTGTATAATAAGTGTGTAGGGTGGTTAAACCAAAGGTACTGGAACTCGCAAGAGCAAAAGTACCTCCCTACA